TCAAGAACGGCATGATGGGTGAGCAAGTGTTGGGCTACGAAGAAGTCAACATGAGCCAGTCGATCAAGGTTCACACCTGCGGTACCCGTGCTGCCACCGGCAACACAACCGGCGCTGCTGTGACCTCCGAAGGCGCAACCACTCTGACTCTGACTGTCGGTTCCGGCGAAACCATCAACGCTGGTGACGTGTTCACCATCGCTGACTGCTACGCTGCCAACCCACAGACTCGTGAGTCCACCGGTTCGCTGTTCCAGTTCGTGGCCCTGTCGTCTTCGACAACCAGCACCACTGCTACTGTGACCGTGGCTCCTATGTACTCGGCTGGTAACGCCCTGTGCACTATGGTGTCCCTGCCTGCTACCAGCAAGGCTGTGATCTTCGTTGGTGCCGCTGGCCTGTCTTACCCACAGAACATGGTGTACCACCGTGACGCCATCGCGTTCGCCACTGCTGACCTGTTGCTGCCCCAAGGCGTTGACATGGCCAGCCGTGCCGTTCACAACGGTATCAGCCTGCGCGTTGTTCGTCAGTACGACATCAACAACGACCGTATGCCTTGCCGTGTTGACGTGCTGTATGGCTACAACACGATTCGTCCACAAATGGGTTGCCGCATCTGGGGCTAATCCAAGGCGGGGGCTTCGGCCCCTGCGTTCAAAATCAATCTCTGAAAGGAAATTATCATGGCACTCCCTAACGGCGGCGGCGGTTACCAACTCGGTGATGGCAACCTGAACGAACTCACCCTCGGCTACACTGCTGCTCCTCAGACAGCTACTGCCACAGCTACCTTGACCGCTGCCCAGATCACTGGTGGCGTTCTGGTTGCTGATCCCAGCACTTCTGCCGCTACTTACACGCTGCCCACAGCTTCTGCCGTTGACGCAGTGCTGACCAGCGCCAAAGTCGGCAGCACATTCCAGTTGAACATCGTCAACAAGGGCACATCCTCGGGTGCTGTTACTTTGTCGATGGGCACTGGCATCACCGATGGCGGCAACGCTGCTGTCGCAGTTGCAGTGACATCCAGCGCAGCCTTCTTGTTCCGCAAGACTGGCGATGCTGCGTACACTGTGTACAAAATTGCTTAATCTTTGAGCAACTGGTAAAACGGGGCTTCGGCCCCGTTTTCACATGGAGAACCAAATGAACGTCACCCTCGTACACCCCATTCATGGTGCCAAAGTCGCCATCAACCAAGAAGAACTCGACAATGATGTCAAGAACGGCTGGTCGGAGTACAATCCTGCTACGCCCGTTGAGGCGGCACCGATAGCAGAAAAGCCTGTGCGCAACAAGCTGACTCGCAAAGTGATTGAACAACCTGTCGAACAGCCCAACGAAGTCCCATCATTTTTGACTTCGGCAAGCGACGAATCCGAAGGAAATTGAAATGGCATATACCGCTGGCGAACAGATCAACCGAGCACTGCGTCTGCTTGGCATTCTTGCCGAAGGTGAAACGGCGTCAGCGGCTACCAGTCAAGATGCTCTGGTCGCTCTAAATCAGATGGTCGATAGTTGGAATACGGAACGACTGTCCGTGTTCTGCACCCAAGACCAAATCTTCTCGTGGCCCTCCGGTGAGATCAAACGCACCCTTGGCCCCACTGGTGACTTCGTGGGCAACCGCCCCATCCAACTCGATGACGGTACCTACTACAAAGCCCCAAGCGGCGTGTCGTATGGCATCAAGTTTATCAACCAAGACCAGTACAACGGCATCGCTGTCAAGACATCGACATCGACCTTTCCACAGGTCATCTTCGTCAACAACACGTTTCCCAACGTCGAGATGTACGTCTACCCACGGCCCACACAGGTCTTGGAGTGGCACTTCATCTCGGTGCAGGAGTTGACGCAGCCTGCCACACTCAGCACCGAGTTGCACTTCCCACCGGGTTACATGCGGGCCTTTGCCTACAACTTGGCGATGGAGATCGCACCCGAGTTTGGCGTGGAGCCAAGCCCACAGGTGCAGCGCATCGCCATGACCAGCAAGCGCAACTTGAAGCGCATCAACAACCCATACGATGTGATGAGCCTGCCCTACGCTGTGGTGGCAAATCGTCAGCGGTTCAACATCTACGCAGGTAACTTCTGATGAAGACGCCCATCCTCGGCAGCACCTACGTGGCCCGCAGTGTCAACGCTGCGGATGCCCGCATGGTCAACCTGTTCCCCGAGATCGTGCCCGAGGCTGGCAAGGAGCCTGCGTTCCTGAACCGCGCTCCCGGCCTGAAGCTGCTCAACACAATCGGCTTTGGTCCGATCCGTGGTCTGTGGGCGTTCTCGCCAAACGATGGTACAGGCTTTGTGGTGTCGGGCAACCAGTTGTTCAAGATCGACAACGCCTTTGCCCCCACACTGATCGGCAACGTCAGTGGCAGTGGCCCTGTCAGCATGGCCGACAACGGCACCCAGTTGTTCATCGCAGCCAACGGTCCCAGCTACATCTACAACGCCAACACAAACGCCTTTGGTCAGATCACCGACCCAGACTTTCCCGGCGCTGTAACAGTTACCTATCTTGACGGCTACTTCGTGTTCAACGAGCCGAACAGCCAGAAGATGTGGGTAACCGCCCTTCTGGACGGCACATCCATTGACCCGCTGGAGTTTGCCAGCACCGTGGGTTCTCCTGACGGCTTGGTGGCTGTGATTGCCAACTTCCGCGAGGTCTGGGCTTTTGGTACCAACTCGATTGAAGTCTGGTCTGACACCGGTGCACTGGACTTTCCACTTGAACGCATCCCCGGCGCATTCAACGAGTTGGGCTGCGCGGCCCCTTACTCGATTGCCAAGATGGACAACGGTCTGTTCTGGCTTGGCCGTGACCGCCGTGGTCAAGGTATGGTCTACCGGGCCAACGGCTACGCTGGGCAACGCATCTCGACTCACGCAGTCGAGTGGCACATCCAGCAGTATGCCGACATCTCTGACGCCATTGCCTACACGTACCAGCAAGAAGGTCACAGCTTCTACGTGCTAATCTTTCCCACGGCCAACACCACATGGGTGTATGACGTGGCAACGCAGGCGTGGCATGAGCGGGCTGGATTTGCCAATGGGCAGTTCACCCGGCACCGCAGCAACTGCCAGATGGCGTTCAACAACAAGATCGTTGTGGGCGATTTCGAGAATGGCAACATCTACGCTTTTGACCTTGAGGACTACTCGGACAACGGGCAGATTCAAAAGTGGCTACGCTCGTGGAGAGCACTGCCCACCGGTCAGAATAACTTGAAGCGCACCGCGCACCACAGCCTCCAGCTTGACTGCGAGTCGGGCACTGGTCTGAACCTCGGGCAAGGCAGCGACCCCGAGGTCATGCTACGCTGGTCAGACGATGGTGGGCACACATGGTCCAACGAGCACTGGGTCAGCATCGGCAAGATCGGCGAGTACTATCGCCGTGCCATCTGGCGCAGGCTGGGCATGACCCTGAAGCTGCGTGATCGCGTCTACGAGGTGTCGGGCACCGACCCCGTGAAGATTGCCATCATGGGCGCTGAACTGATGATCAGTCCGACCAATGCTTAACCCCATCATCACACCACCACGGGTTCCGCTGGTTGACCCCAACACGGGGTTGATCAGTCGGGCGTGGTATTTGTTTTTCCTGTCGCTGAACAACGTAGCGAATGCCGTTGTTGACGATCCGATTGTTGGCCCCAGCGCCGAGTCGCTGATTGCCAGCTATGACGCACTGCTTCAGACGCTGACGCAGGAAGTGCAGACACAGCCGACTCAAGAGAGTGCGCTTGACCAGATCGCCGAGTTGCAAAAGCAGATTCAGGCGCTGGCACTTCAGGTGCGTCCCGAGTTGGGCACCATGAGTCAGCTTCAGCAGGCCAATCTGCCGTGGTACACGTTCGACACAACCCCCGAGCATGTGCCCACTGCCATCGGCACATTGGCGTGGGATGGCGGCACGACTCTGGGCATCCAGATGACGGCCAATGTGCTCCAGCAAGTCGGCGAGTCGCAGTATTTCTACATCAAGGCCGACAGCACCATTACCAAGGGTCAGTTGATCATGTTCACTGGTGCGGTAGGTGCCAGCGGCGTGATCAAAGGTGCTCCGGCTACCGGGTTGACAGACGGTCAGTACCTGATGGGTATCGCTGCCGAGAACATCGCTGCTAACGGGTTCGGCCTTGTCGCATCGTTTGGTCATGTGCGCGGGTGGAACACCACAGGCTCTCCAGTCGGTGAGACATGGGTCGATGGCGACATCCTGTACTACAACCCAACCATTCCCGGCGCGTTGACCAAGACCCAGCCGACTGCACCCAACGTCAAGGCGACGATTGCTGTGGTCATCAACGCTGCGCCAGCAGGGTCGGGCGAAGTGTTTGTTAGGGTTTCTACGGGGTCTGTGCTTGGCGGCACTGACTCGAACGTGCAGTTCAGCACACTTGCCACAAATGACCTGATCCAGTACAACGGCACGATCTGGTCCAACGTCACCCCAGCGGCAATTATTGCCGGTGCTGGTGGTGCTCCGGTCACCAAGACGGCAAACTTTACCGTTGCCGCTGGTGAAACTTGGCTGATCAACAACAAGTCCGGCTCAAGCTGTACCGTGACGCTGCCCACACCCAGCACCAGCACGGGTCGAGTGTTGAACTTTCAAAACTACCAAGCACAGACCCTCGTGTCAGCATCGAGTAATGTGGTGCCGCTGGCCGGTGGGTCTGCGGGTACTGCAATTCTGCAAGCAGTGGCCGGTGCAAATGCCACCTTGGTGTCTGACGGCACAAGTTGGATAATGACGAAATACGACTCCAACAACTCGTTGGAATTGGAATAAGGAGAAACCCTAATGACAGTCATCGTCAAGAATCTGGTGCCATCGAAAGATGTGGCAAACAGCCAGACAACCCAGTACACCGCCAACGGTGTGACCACCATCATCGACAAGTTCACGGCGACCAATTACAGCGCCACGGCTGCGACGATCTCGGTCAACTTGGTCACCACTGCCGGGTCCGCTGGCAACAGCAACCTGATCACCAAGACCAAGACGCTTCAGCCGTCTGAGGTCTACACGTTCCCCGAACTGGTGGGGCAGGTTTTGAACAGCGGCGACTTCATCAGTACAATTGCAGGAACCGCCAGCGCCATCAACATGCGCGTCAGCGGACGCGAAGTGACCCAATAAGGAGACTGCAATGGTCTGGAACGTACTCATCCCCGCCGCAGCCGCATTGATTGGCGGAAAAATGTCATCCGATGCGTCTAAAAGCGCAGCGTCCACAAGCGCCGCAGCAAGTGACCGTGCATCGGAACTGCAACGCGAAATGTTTGAGCGCAACGTCGAGTTGCAGGAGCCGTTTCGTCAGTCTGGACTTGCCGCACAAAATCGACTACTTACATTACTTGGTCTTGCACCCCCTGAAGCGCCAAGTGGAGGTGGTGGCGTTGTAGGCATGATTGGAAATGTGGCTGCAAACGCGCTGGGACGGCAACAAGGTCCGGGGTTGCAAGTTGATAGATCATCGCCCGATTTTGGTCGGTATGCTCGTGACTTTAGCATGGCAGACTATGAAGCCGACCCCGGTTACGCATTCCGCATGTCTGAGGGTATGAAGGGCTTGGAGCGATCTGCTGCTGCCCGTGGTGGTCTGCTGTCGGGCAGCATTCTTAAAGGCATTCAGCGATTTGGTCAAGACTTGGCATCGCAAGAATACCAAAACGCTTTTAATCGCTATCAGACTAACCGCGCTGCCCAATTAAATCCATTGCAGTCGCTGGCTGGCGTTGGTCAAACTACGGCAAACACTCTAGGTCAAGCCGGTACACAGTTTGCCAACACAATGGGTAACATCGGTATGAACCAAGCCAACGTGGCGGGTAATGCTGCAATGTCTCGCGCATCTGCGTACGGTAATACTTTGAACCAACTATCGTATCTTGGCGGTCGTTATTTTGGTGGTTCGGGTGGTGGTTCACCGTCCAACAGGGACATTGAACGCCAGTACCTCGGCATGGATTAAGGATTGATCATGGCACTCGATTTCAACCTTCTTCGACCTGCAAGCGGCCCTAATCCTGTCAGTGCTTTCTATCAAGGTCAGCAGGACGTAGCCCGAAACGCGCTGGCGCAAGAAGAAGCTGCGCAAGCCCGTGAGTTGAACGCCCTTCGTCGTCAGCAGGTGACAGGTCAAATTCAGGCTCAGGAAGACGTTCGCCGCAAACAGACCGTGGCTGAGAAGACTGGGATGTTCCGTGAGCGTTTGCTTCGTGCGCCCAACGCGCAAGCTGCTCGTGAATTGGTCAAGATGCAATACGCAGACCCTGACATCAGCGCAGTGCTGTCGCAAGGCGGTACGTTGGAACAAGCCCTTGCTGAAGTCCCAGACGATCCGACTCAGTTCGAGCGTTACCGTGCTCAAGAAGCAATGGGTATGGCCGAGTGGCTCAAGTCGCAGATGCCGAAGATGACACCCACTGGTGACGTTTTTGACCCTGCTACACGCGAATTTATTCGAAAGCCTCAACCTGCTGCGGCACCTGTCAGGCAACCGCCAATGGTCGAAGAATTCAACTTTGCACGTTCACCAGAAGGCGGTGGTTTCCAAGGTTCGTACCAAGACTTTGTGATTGCCCGTGAAGCTGCAAAACGGGCACCCGCGCCAGCTCGTGGTGCAGGTGCCGCTCCTGCCGCTCCCGCTGCACCTGTCGGTAAGCCGATGACCCAGTTGCAGCAGCAGGCGCAGCGCAAGTTGATGGCTGCTGACAGAACCAGCGTCAAAAACTCACAAAATGTCGTGGGTGAACTTGAGAAGTTGACCGACGAGTTGGTGGGCAACCCTGAAAAGGGTATTCGCCCTGACCCCGGTTTAGCAGGCATCTCGGGCTTCCAAGCATTGATTCCATCAATGCCCAAGTCGGACGCTCGAAAGGCACAGCAGAAATTGGAAACAATGAAGGGTAAGGTCATGGCGTTTGGTCGTCAGCTTGCCTCGTTGGAAGGCAAGCTGGGCAACATGGCCGTGCAGGAATGGAAGTTCGTGTCTGACAGTATTCAGGCACTGGACCCCGCTGCTGGCAACCTCGATGTGCAACTGCGCGACATCGTTCGTCAGGCCAAGAACTTTGCAAATACCGTGCAAGAGCGTTACGATCTGACTTACGAGGGTGAGGGTGCTGGTGCTCCCGCCGCCCCTGCTGCTTCAAACATTGACGCACTCCTCGAAAAGTACAAATAATCATGGCAACACTTGAACAACTTAGCGCAGCGTTGGTCAAGGCCGATGCTGCGGGAAACACCGCAGACGCCAAGGCGCTTGCCGATGCTATCCGCCGGATGCGATCTGCGCCAAGTGTGACCATGCCAGCACCCGCTGCGCCTGCTGCACCGGGTGAAGTACCCGGCCCGCGCATGACGGGCAGCATTGTTGACCAGATTCCCGGCTCCAGTGTTCGCGCACCTGCTCCGACTCAGACACCAAATGTGTCTACCGGTCAGAAGGTGTATCGCAACATCGTGCGTCCAGTTCTTGCCCCCACAATCGAGATGCTCGGTAGCGTTGGTGGCGGCGTTGCCGGAGCACCCCTTGGACCACCCGGTGTCGTGGGTGGCGCAGGTCTGGGTTACGGTATGGCAAAAGAAGCCATCAAGCTGGGCGACATCTACCTTGGCGGTCAAACTCCCGATCAGGCGCAGACACAGCCAATCCGCAACATTCTCGAAGGTGCAACCTTTGAAGCAGGCGGTCGTGCAATCGGTCCGGCGCTTGGATACGTTGGTGGCAAGATTGCCGACCTGCGCAACATTCCCCAACAACGCGCTGCCAAACTGGCAAAAGAAGCGGTGGGTTCTGACCTCAAGGCTGTGGTCAACGCACTTCGTGAAACCCCCTCGAATGTGGGTGTAGGACAAGCCACGGCCAAGTTTCAAAACCCTGCGTTGCAGGCTTTGGTCAAAGACTCGCTGGAGGCAACGCCCGAGGGTGCTCAGTACTTGAACAAACTGGGCACTATGACGGAAGATCAAGCTGTCAACGAGCTTGCAAAACTTGTGGGCGGTAGAACTTCCACAGAGGTCAGAGACACTTTAGCGGCTGCGAAAAACGCCGCCCGTGCAATTACAACACCGATGCGCGACACGGCACTTGCCCGTGGCAACCTCGGCAAAGAAGTTGCCCGTCTGGAAAGCATGTCTGCCGAGTTGGGGGAGCAGGCTGCAACCAAGGTGCAGGAGGTTCGCCGACTACTTGAATTGGGCGATGTTGCTGCTGCGGCTGCACGATTGAAAACAATTACAGCAGGCATGCCAGCAAGTTCCCGATTTGCTCCAGCTAAATCCCAAATAGGTTTTGCAGACGAGTTTGCTGCAAAGTTCACCTATCCGGGCAAACTGGCGCAGATGTCTGACGAGTGGGCAAATCAAGCTGCCAATGCTTCTTTGGATTTAGGTCAGGGTTCCCGGTTTGCGCAAGCCGCCGCAGATGCGTTGCGTAAATCGGGTATTCAACCTCTTAAGGGTGACGCACTGGTGAGCAGCATCAAGGGTATTGGAAACAACCCTGAGTTTGCTGGTAACGATCTGATCATGGGTGCTTTGCGCAATGTTGGTGATGACATTGCTAAGTGGACTGACAGTGGTGGCATCATTGATCTTAAAGCCCTTGACGCTATTCGCAAGAACTCGGTCAATGCTGCAATTCAGCAGCTTCGCCCCGGCATGGACGCCGCCAGTCAGCGAAACGCTGCGGCTGGTGTTCTTAGCCGAATCAAGCCAGTAATTGACGATGCCATTGAAACAGCGGGTGGCACGGGGTATCGCGATTATTTGAAAAAACATGCCGAACTGTCTCAAAAGATTGCCGAGAAAGAACTGATAGGTGAAGCCTTAAAATTGTACAAAAACAACAAGGATGCGTTTGTTCGACTGGTGCAAAACGAGTCGCCCGAAGTGGTGGAAAAGTTCCTTGGTCCCGGCAAGTACAACATCGCGGTTGAGTTGGCTGACAACACAATGGCTGTACTTCGCAAACAAGCCGAAGATCACCTTCTTCGAGTTGCGTCCGCAAAACAAGCGACTGAGGGTACAAAGGCATTGGCAAATCTGGTGGCCCAGAATACATCCATGCTGCGTTTTCCATCATTCGTCAATGCTTGGGCTGCTGCGGGTAACAGGACCATAGGTGAGTTGGAGAAACGTCTTGGTCAAAAGACCATGAAAACGTTGTCGGACGCCATGCGAAGTCCAGAAACTGCCGCGAATCTGCTGGAGGCGTTGCCACCGTCTGAGCGCAATCGGGTCATTCAGTTTTTGAACAACCCCGGCGAGTTGAAGCAGCGAGTCGTTGCACCAACTATTCGTGGCGTCACCAATGCGTTGACCGGTGAATCCGAAAACCAAAACGCTCTGTCCCGTTAAAATACGGGCACCTTGAATCATGGAAGCAGTAGTCATGGCCGAGATCGACCCAGTGAAGTACGGCGTCTTGTGGGAGCGCGTTCAGAATTACGAACGCCGCTTCGATGAGATGAGCGCCAAGATCGACAAGATGGAAGGCCATGTCGAGCAGCTTGTGGCCCTTGCCAACAAGGGCAAAGGTGGCTTCTGGGCCGGGATGGCCTTCGTGTCATTTATCTCCAGTGGAGTAGGGTTTACCCTAAGTTGGATTAAGGGGCACTGAGATGCTGGCCGAGATCGCAGCAGCGAACGCTGCGTTTGCGGTCATCAAGGCTGCGCTCGCCAATGGCAAAGAACTGCACCAGCTTGGTGGCCGGGTCTTTGACTACTTTGACAACAAAGCCAAGATTCAGGAAAAAGCTACCCAGAAGGGTGGAGGCTCAGACCTTGAGGAGTTCATGGCGCTTGAGCAACTCAAGCAGCAGGAGGAAGAACTCCGAGAGCGCATGGTCTACGCTGGCCGTCCGGGCATGTGGACTGACTGGGTGAAGTTCCAAGCAGCCGCTGCCAGAAAGCGCAGAGAGGCGCAAGAAGCGGCCAAGCGCGAGAGGATTCGCAGGGCAGAGCGGGCGGCTCAGTTGACCGAATACATTGCCGTGGGCATGGCCTCCGTGATCTTGGCCGGACTGCTGATCTACGGTCTTGTCATCTACATCAAGTACATCCGATGAGCGACGAAAAGCTGAACGCCAACTCAACACTCGACAAGGTGCTCGGGTATGTGGACTCGCCGTTCAAACTGTTTGCCATCCTTCTGATGGGTGTGGTGGCCTTTGCCGGGTACTTCCTGTGGCAGAACCAAACCTTCATGATGGACGCCTACAAGGAGTCCAAGAAGCTGCCGGAGATCAACGCCAGCCGGTCTGACGAGGCCAGCGCCATGCTGTTCAAGCAGACCGGCGCTGCCGTGGTTGCGATCTTCAAGGTCAACCCGCTGTTCAACTCTCGGGTGCTGTACAAGGCGTACACCAAGGACGGGCGCGACAAGAGCATTGAAGACATCGACGTGGGTCTGTTCAGCCAGAACTCGGCAAACAACAACGATGTGGTCAAGTTGATGACCAACGATATTCCGTGCTCGGAGTACCGCTACGCGCAGTCTGAGGTGGGTTTGTGGTACATCGAAAAGGGTGTGACCTTCACCTGCCGGGTAAGCGTACCGCCGGACAGCCACAGGTTTGTGGGCCAGATCACAGTGGGCTGGACACAGCCGCCTGAGAACTTGGAGCAGACCCGATTCATGCTGGAGATCGCCAGCGCCATGTTGACCAAAAGGGGAAATTGAATGGATTGGCTTAAACAGATTGCACCCACCATCGCCACGGCGCTTGGCGGTCCTTTGGCAGGCATGGCAGTGTCGGCCATCTCAAAAGCCGTTGGTGTCGAGCCTGACCAAGTTCAGGACATGATTGCCAACAACAAGCTGTCTGCCGAGCAGATCGCACAGGTCAAGCTGGCCGAGATCGAACTGCAAAAGCAAGCGCAGGAGTTGGGCCTGAACTTTGCCAAGCTGGAGGTGGAGGACAGGAAGTCAGCGCGGGAGATGCAGGCCACTACCCGGTCGATGATGCCTCCTATCTTGGCTGGCGCGGTCACCGTGGGTTTCTTCGGGATCATGATCATGATGTTCTTCAACCAGATCGACAGCAACAACCCGGCCATCCTGATGATGCTGGGTAGCCTTGGCACGGCATGGACGGGCATCATCGCCTATTACTTTGGCTCCAGCGCAGGATCGCAAGCCAAGACCGATTTACTCTCAAAAGCACCGGCAATCAAATGAACCTGACACCACACTTTACACTCGACGAACTCACGGCCTCGGAGACAGCCGAGCGCAACGGCTGGGACAACAGCCCCAACGAGCAGGAACTTGAGAACCTCAAGCGCCTTGCTGACTTTCTGGAGCAGGTCAAGGTGGTCATGGGTGGCAAGCCCATCATGATCTCGTCTGGTCTGCGGACCAAGAAGGTCAACGATGCCGTGGGCAGCAAAGACACCAGCCAGCACCGCACAGGTTGCGCTGCTGACTTCAAGGTGCCCGGTATGACCCCTGACGAGGTGGTGCGCAAGATCATCGCCAGTGGTATCGGTTACGACCAAGTGATTTCCGAGTTTGGTCGCTGGGTCCACATCAGCGTACCCAGCAGCGTGGACACATCGCCCCGCAGACAAGCACTGATCATCGACAAGGCTGGCACTCGACCCTTCGCTTAACGGAGGGCCAAGTAAGCCAGTGTCGGCCACACGATCACGCCGATAAACCCCACCAGCATCCAGTAGGCCAACGACCTGAGTTTGTCCCGCCAGATGCTCGGTGGCAGTGGGTCAGCGGATTTCATACGCTGCCCAATTCTCGCCACTCGGATTGGACAGTTGCGGCCTTGATTGCAGTTCCCGTAATCGTCGCAGCAGTTCGTCATCTCGAATCCTTTCTTCGGTTGAAAATCGGTGCAGGTTGGCACACTCGTATCGGCGCGTCACCACGCCGTCTGTCTTGCGTGTCCGGGTTTCCTTGACCGAGGTCCACGCGCTGCACACGGGGCAGGTAATGCTCAAAGCGATCTCCTCAGTTCCCTGATCTTGTCACGAGGAGTTGCCATGTTGAACACGCTGTTCATGCGAAATAGTGTGTTGCGCCCAGCTTCGCTGCGCCTGCGGTTCTCGCGCAGGTTGGGCTTTGGTTTCTTCTTGTCGGGCTTGTCGCCGATCATGAATACCGCACGAGGGTAGCGTTTGGCGTCATCGTGGACATAGGTCCAGTCTGCGATATAGATGCGCTTCTCGCCAGCCTTGGTGCGCTTGTTCATCTTGCTCAAGGCTGCATGGGCGTCATACCTGCCAATGTCTGCGTAGTCTGCGAACTCTTGCGCAGTGATCTTGCCGAACTCATGCAGCGCCTCCCAAGCCTTGGCTATCAGTGTGCCGCTGTTCAATGGGGTCATCAGAAAGGTGCCTCCGGTAGCTGGCTGCGCTGCTGGCGCTGATACTCGGACTCCTGCTGTGGAGTCCACGGCACAGGGCCACCGGGAGGAGGGAAGGGCCACGTCACGACTGCTTCTCCTTCAGCGTAGCCCATACCACTTGAGCACATCGGGCACACTGGTAGTGGTACTGGGTGCGGTGTGGCGATGGTGTCAGTATCCAGCGGTGTTGACATTGAGTCATGATTGCTCCTCAGTTGCTTTGTGCAGATAGGCCGTCAGGCGCTTGATCTGGGCCTCGCGGTACTTGCACATGCTGTCAGCGTATTCACGCGCTGACTGGGCCTCCAGCAGTGCCCGCTTGGCCTCCTCAAGTTCACGCAGTGCCAGTGCTTCGGCACTCGGGGTTGCGTAGGCGTTCTTCACCCAGTTGATGGTTTCTCGGATCATTACAGTTACTCCAGTTGTTGATGTGACACGAGTGTATCACACATTTTTAGATATGCGGTATTGTTTTACAGCGTTACGCAATCCGGCCTGCGTGGTGGCCTTCTCATCGAGTGCCAGTGCCTGCGCTTGATCGAGTGTGTCTTGCATCAGGATGCGGTGGCACATCACTGGTGCCCCTTGGCCTTGGCGGCGCACTCGGGCGTTGAACTGCTCGTACAGGTCCAGCGACCAGTTGAGGCCATACCACACGAGGATGTGGCCGTTCTTCTGCAAGCCGTCAATGCCGTGACCCATGCTGGCAGGGTGGCCGATCATCAGTTGGCAGTCGCCCGTCTTCCAGCGGTGCATGGCGTTGGTCAGCGATGCCTCGCTCTTGCACTCGGTCAGGTTGATGGGCCGCAGGTCTTTGAACCGGGTCATGATGCGCTCGGCGTCACTGCGGTACGCATAGGCGCACAGGATGGGCGACCCTTGGGCCTCGTCAATGATGTCCTCCAGCGCGTCCAGCTTCATGTCATGCACCGGCTCCCACAGCGGCATCCCGGCGATGGGGTACATGGCACCGTTGGAGAACTGCAAGCACTTGTTAGTGAGCGCAGCTTGGTTGAACGCCTCGATCTCCTTGCCGCTGTCGAGCACCATGAAGAACTCTTTCTCCAGCCTGTCGTACTTGGCCCGCAACTCCTCGGGCATCTCGATCTCGATGTTGTTGACAATCAGGTCAGGCAGCGGGTTGTAGTCCTCGGCTGACATCTCAAGCGTGATGTCCCCGATCAGCTTCTTAATCGTGTCCTCGGTGTCCTCATAAGGCACCTCTTTGTACGGGCCGACCTTCTTGTAGAACCGGGTCTTGAACTGCGTCTTGCTGGTGCCCAGACGCTCACCCTTGTCCACCACGAGGAACTGACCGTGCAGGTCTTTGTACCCGTTGCTGGCAGGGGTGCCGGTCAAGCCCGTGGTCCAGTCAAACTGGTCCGCGATCTTGCGAAACGCCTTGACCCGGTTCGTGGCGCTGTTCTTCATCTTGCTGATCTCGTCCCAGATGATCCCGTTGAAGGGCATGGGTTTGCCCTTCTTGACGAAGTAGGTCTGGAGCGTTTCGGCAAGCCACCCGAGGTTCTCGTAGTTGATCATCCAGACATCAGCAGGGCGCAGCAGGGCGCGGGTGCGCTGGTCCTTGGTGCCCGTGACCATGCTGAACTTCAGGTGCTTGGTGTGCTCCCACTTGAGAGCCTCTTGACGCCACACCAGCCGGATGACTCGGATGGGTGCGACGATGATCACACCTCGCAGGAAGCTGGTGCGGATCAGGTGGGCCAGCGTGGTCAGTGTGATCACGGTCTTGCCCAGCCCCATGTCCAGCCACAGCATCGAGTGGGGATGCGTGGACTGGAAGTTGACAGCTTTTTGCTGATAGCCGTGGAGCAGGTCAGGTGTCAGCACAGGCGGGCCTCAATCATTTGCAGCATGGTATTGATGGTTGACTTGCCCTGCTCCACGTTGTCCACCACGAACACGTTGATCTGGTGCTGGCGCATCCTGTTGTGCTCACGCTCTTGAGCAGGCGTGGGCTTTTGCCCCTCGCGCTTGAACTCGATGAAGAATACGCGACCCTTGTAGATGAACATGCGGTCAGGCACAGCGGCACGAGCAGGGCTGGTGAACTTGTAGACACCTAGCCCGAGTTCTTTGGCGTAGTCGCAGACCTTGGCTTCAATCTGTTTTTCCAGCATTACACTCTCCGTCCAGCTTGCGGTTTTCCAACTCAATCAGCAACTCGATGTAGTGCTTGGCCTTTTCCAAATCAGCGATGCCGTTCTTCTTGCGCCAGCGACTCACGTACTTGATCACATTCCCCTCGAAGTAACCAATCGCGTTGGCGTGGATGTACTCGACAGGTTGAATCGGCTGGTCCTTGTAATGATCACCAGCGACTTGTTTGTTCAGGCTAGACCCAGACATAGCTTCTCCACTTCCTTGATGTAATACTCGAAATCGACAGGCAGCTTGCCTGCGTCCTTGATGTCGTTGCAGGGCTGGACACCCCAGCCACTCTCAACGGCAAACTTACGCCACTGACCGGGCTTCTTCGCCAGCGGTGGCATGTACTTGACCAACTGCCCGCCACCCTTTGCCACGTAGTAGCGCGTGATGTTCTGAAGCTGCGAAGTCACACCATCCTTCTCGATGCCCAAGTGACTGCTGCGGGGCACCTTGGTGCGCAGCATGAAGTCCATGATGTCGGGCCACTGCTCGACTGTCTCGCGGATGGGCGCACCATCGACCAGCACCTTCTCGGCCACCTTGGCGATTACCAGCCCACCAGCGTTCTGGTGCCACTCCATGTCGTACTCGTAGGCACCCTTGCGCTTGGTGCTGCCGTTCTCAAACACGCCGATGTAGTTGTTGACATCGCGCACCATCATGGCCTTGTAGACAGCTTCTTCGAGGTTCAAGCCGGTGCGCGTCTGCCATGCAGCGCGGGCCAGATCGACCAGCATCTTGTGGCTGCGGGGCACACGCACAGTCAGACCATCGGTGTTCACTTGGATCAGGCGCAGACCGGGGATGTGCATCAACCCCTCGGCCAGCAGGCACAGCAGCAGTTGACCGTTGAGCGTGATGCTCATGGTGAACAGTGGGTCGTAGAACACGCTGAACTGGTTGTTGCTGTCACCGTACACACCGTTCAGTGCGAGTTTGAGCATCGCGCTTTCTGCTGACTTCTTGGGGTATGACTTGCGCTGCTCGAACAGGTACTTGTAGATGCTGACAAACTCTTTTCCGAGATGGGCCGGGTAAAACCCATTCGTGATTGCCAGATTTGGATAGTATGAAGTGACATCCAAGTCCACGATGACGTGCTCACCGTCAGACTCGATGACCTCAGACTCGACGGAGCCGTGGATTCCTCCAAGGCCGAAGACAAAAGTGAATCCATTGACTGTTGCTGTGAGGTCCGTGAAGACCCCTTTGGTTTCGGTGATGGTCTGAGCCTTGAGCCAGTTCATCACCCGGTTAAATTCAGGATGCTCGAAGTTGATCCACGGCAGGATGGCGTCCTTGAGGTGGATCACTGGGCGCTTGGTCTGCCGGGGTGTGCGGCCATTCGGGCCGAAGTCGTAGCAGGCGACACCGGCTTCTTCCAGCTTCATGGTGAAGTAGTCTTTGCCGATCTTAGTGTCGTTGTGGTTCATGAAGTCCCGGGCGTACTTGCGCGTCAGTTCTTCACGGAAGTGGATCATGTCAAGCGTGTGGTGATAGAACGCCTTGGTCTGCGCCACATCGTGCTTGTTGTAGGACTTGAGCACTTCGATCTGCTCACGAGTCAGCACGGTGCCCACGGGGAACGGCAGGTCTTCAATGCTGTCGCTGCGCATGTTGAACTCCAGCACCTTGAGGCTGGTGGATCGAGCGTGGTTGTCGAAGTGGTGAATCTTGAACAGGTCGATCTGGGCGACGAACTGGTCCGAGGGCTTGACCGAGTGCATCCAGCGGCCACCGTCTTCATCCTGCGAGTTGATGATCGCCATCGCCTTTTGGTACAGCGTGTTGGCATCACTTTGACCCATGCGGATCAGGGTGTGCACCACAGGGTAGTCAAAGCCAAGGTTGTTGAACCCGATCATGCGGGCATCGGTGTCTTTCAGGTACTGAAGGAATGCGACGATCTCACGCGAGTCGTTGCGGTGATCGCTGATTTCAAAAGACCAATGCAGCGGTGCGTCTGCATGTTCCACCGCCAACGTGAAGACGTTGGGGAAGGTTTCGATGTCGTATACATAGTCGTTACTCATTTCAATACCACCAGCTTTCCAGCAAAGCCGGAGTTGCGCAACTTTTCAACATTCGATTTGCCGTAAGCAACCAAGCAACTCGGCGCATTGGCCGTGTCTGCCTCAGTGCCGTCAACATACCAAAACTTCAACCGGCCTTTGAAAAAGAACACAGCATCTGCGCGTTCCCACACCTGATCGAAAAACCCAACGGTTTCAGTACGAGCAAAAACCAACGCGATACCGTCACCGTGGTCTGCAAGTTTTGCCAGCCACTTGAATGTCTCTCGACCGTAAGGTGGGTTGCACCAGACAGTGCCAAACCAAGGCGCAGCAAGTCCGTTATCTGCTTCGTCAAGGTGATACATCGCCGTATCCCAAGGACGACGAGTGCCGGGACTGCACGGGTCAAGGTCAAAAGGACCAAGAGTGTTCGTGATGTATTTTGGCGTCAGCCACTCATCGTGACCGTCAGTCACGGTGTTGAAATTTCGCTTACTCATTACGGTTACCGGGTTAGGTGGGGCGCGAAAACCGGATTTATCCTGACTCGCCAAGGTCTTCCGGTTGCAGGCGGTCTATGTCGCGCCCCGATTCAATTACTGACCAAAGAACGCAGGCAAGCCAGCAGGTGCGCCAAACGGTGCAGCAGGCATAACGGCAGCAGCCGGGGCAAACATGCCAGCAGGAGCACCAGCCACAGCACCGAACATGCCCGAGGCATCAACAGCACCTTCACCGAAGGCTGTGTCATCACCAGCGAACTGGACAGCGATCAAGTCGCAGCGGATGCCACGGCCATGCTTGTTGTCCTGCGGCCAAGGCTTGATGGCAGCGTTCACACGGCAACCACCGTACATCTTGCGGGCAAGCTGCTGGTACGCCATCGTGTTGGTGGGGTCGATGGGCTGACCATCGGCTTGGATCATCTGCGGCGCGGTGTCCCGGCCTGCGGTGATGAACACATGGCCTGCATAGCCATCGTAGGGCTGGAAGGTCTTCTTGTTGACCTTCTCCTCGCCACGACCGAAGCAGCGGGTCTTGCGATCCTGCTGGATCATGCCCATGACAGCTTGAGCGTGTTCCTTCCACTTCTCCAGTGCCAAGGCACCGTAGCGGGCCATGAACTGCTGGAAGCCGGGGTGGTCCTGCGGCATGATGAACTCGCAGTTGTACGAGATGCGTTCCTTGCCGGTCTGCTCGTTGATCTGACGCTGTGGTTCAGCGAGATGTGGGAAGGACAGACGGACGTTCGACAAAAAGATGATTTCAGACATTACATTTACTCCAGTTTAAGAAAGCCACGAGGGCAGGATTTCAGTTTGTTCTACAGACTGAACTTGGACAACACCGTTGTTTACGGTGTATTGGACTTTGGTCGTGAGGTCGCCAGCAACACGGCCTTCATCCACTGCGCTAAACAGCGGCGCAGCATTGGTGGTGACAGCGGGGCGGCTGTCAGATTCAGACACGACCGTGAGCTTGCCAGCCAGCTTGCTGACGTACTCTTGGTCCATGCGTTTGAGTTGGCGCTCAGTCAGTGTGACCTTGGTGCCATCGCGCTTTTCCCATGTCAGCTTCTCAGCCTTGGCGGGAGACACGAGTTTGGTTTCATAGATCGCGGTCTTGGGGATGCCCATCTTGACCAGCTTCTCGGCCATCTCATCTTCAGGCAACGCCCATGCACGAGAGCCGCGTCCATTGACCACCTTCAAACCATTAATTGATATGCCAGCCTTCATTCGACGCAGTGCTTCCTCCTCAACCCCCTCGAGTAGTTGCCTGAGTATTGGTGCTGCACCCATGATCTGGGCGAGTTGATCGTTACTCATAGTGTGAGGATCTTTCTCAGCACTCTGTTCCACAATGTCAAGCGACTCATCCATCGTGGGATGAAACATGATCGACATTTCATTCATTACGCTAGATGCTCGGGCACTACATGCCCCCTTGTGTTTGCAGAACTTGCACTGAGATTCGCCTGGCACGAGTGGTGCATTGGGATCGTCCGTGGCCTTGGCTTCCGCCTTAAGCTTGTCAATTCCGGCCATCAATTCACCCAGTGTAGTGTCCCACGAAGTGATTGACTCTTTACCAAGAACTGCGATTTTAGGTTGAATGATTGTGAATCGAACAATAGCGGAAGAGTCCATTAACTCATCATCAAATTTCGCCCCATATGGGGAAATCTCTCCAATTGCATATTGATCTAGTTGAAGATTGCGTTCTACCTCAACAACCCCCATCCCATCCTTGTAATCAATAATCTCAATTAGATTGTGGGAGATGATGATAATGTCTGCAGTACCCCCTAAATCCTCACGACCCGTTACCACAAATGGATCAACCCATGCCTCATATCTCAAGTTTAAGCTCATCAATTCACACCGCCGACGCCCCATATAATCCAAAGCAACGTTAACCCTGGCTGCACGATTAGCGTCAATCACAGGGCCGCCTTCGGTAATCGAAGTCCCGACAAATGAATCGGCACGCACCTCCCGAGTCAAACAAAAGTTCAACAGCTCATGGGTGAATGTGCCATCGTCAGCAGCAGCACTTGACGTGTCGGGATACTTTGCCTCCTCTCGCACAGACCCTGGGCACAAGGC